GACAGTATAGCAAACGCACATGTTGAACGCACGTTTAAAAGCATCAAAAAAGCGCGCCTGATGAGAGACGCGCCGGAGGCCAGTGTGTAAATTGAGCCTAGGGTAATAATCATTTGGAGTGGGCCTCCGAAGACAGTATAACAAAAAACCGCCGGATTAGCGACGGTTGGAAGACAGGGACTTTTATGCAATACATGGCTTTTGAATAATGGAACTTAAGCCACCATCTTCACAAACAGTATAACAAAAGCGCACCACGAAGGCACGCCTGACAATTAATTATCCGCAAAATAATTATACCATAAGGGGTGGCGCTTGTGATGGAGCTTTTATCAATTAGCGATGAAAAGGATCGGGAAGCAGTCGAAGATATCCTGAATAAATACCGAGCAGAGCGCGGATTCATAAAAGCGCCAGTCAATCCAAAGATCACCAGTGCATGGGGAGACGGTACTTCTGCCAGCACTGTTCAGCGCCCGCTGTATGCACAGCAGCGTTTGGAGAGACAAGCATCAGCGCGTAAGTTCTGCGACTGGTGCGACAATTGCATTGCGTCGATGCCGAAACAATCACATCAGCGTTTATTAAGGGTGCGCTATTGCGATGGGCCCGAAACAGACACGCCAGACGGTGATGCAATGAATATTCTCGATATATCTTCAGCAACCTACACACGCAGAAAGAAAAATGCGTTGTTAGCAGCGGCCTGGTACTTTGGCGTCACACCCAGAAAAAGCAGTGAGCAATAAATGATCGATGAATGAGGACTATTTGAGGATTAATTGATTGATAATTGATTGATAAATGAGTGGCGAACTAAAAACGAAATCCCTTATGATGGTATTGTGCCAAAGGTGAGAAACCTGAGACACCGCATTTTTCCTCCGAGCCATGGTGATGATAAAGCTATGGCAAGGCGTGGCAATGAGGACTGACCGTGATAGTCAGGCGGGTTCGATTCCCGCATGCCACATTGTCCAGTTTAGCGACCGGACACAGCTTGCGATGACCCCATCTGACACTGGGAGAGCGAGCAGCAACCGGAGGATTAACTTTGTGGCCTCTATTATCGGGTTCGAATCCCGGCGGTTGCGTTGCACGAGATGGCTGAGTGGTCTAAAACACAGCACCTGCCCTGAATGACGATTATGGAGGAATGCGGCCGCATTTAACTACGTCATTAACCGTTGGTTCGAATCCAACTCTCGTGCCTTCACCACCACAATGTAGTATTCCAGTACATGCTGGGGTGCTATTTTTATACATAATTTTCGGAGGCGAGTAGATGCAATGGACAGATGAACAAATCAGTGGCATTAGGAAGCTCGCCTCTGAAGGATTTACAAGACGAGAGACGGCCGACAAGCTAGGGATTAGCTATGATGCGTTGCAAGGCAAAGCAAGACGGCTTGGCATCGAGTTCCAAAAACCACTAAAGAATGAATACGATTCAGCGAAAACAGATAGAAAGAGCCAACCCGTTGATAGAAAAGTAGCTCTTAATGCTGATGGTAGTCAAACAGTCACGGCCTTAATGAGACTCAAGCATGAGCCAAATAAAGACCCACGAACTTTGATGGAGTTGTGTGGATACGATCCTGATAAGTTCGAGATGGTCTTAGGCGACTACAAAGTGTATGAGCAGCATAGTACCGAAGACGGCACAGTTCCGCAGTACAGCATTCATATTCGCGTAAAGCCGAAACAAGGGTTATCGATAAGTGAAATGGCTGAAGCGTTCAACGACAAAATCATTCCGGTCAATTACGGCATGAAGAAATCGGGCGATCGCAACTTAGTCATCCCATTGCCTGACCTGCATTTTGGCTGGACAACATTCGCCGATCTAAAAGACATGGTGAGTCAACTTAGAGAGATCATCATGGACGGCTACAACGAGATTGTGATCGAGCAATTGGGAGATCTATTCCATAGTGATCAGATTCATGCAACACAAACGGTTAGAGGAACACAATTAGATCACGCAAACATGCGTCAGGCATTCCACGATGCTGTGAAGTTGTTTGATCAGATTATTCCGCTGGCAATTGAATATAGCAATCGCGTCTCAATCAAGAGCGTGTTCGGTAACCATTCAGGTGATCTCGAATACGCTTTTCTTTATGCGCTGATAGATCGCTATCCACAAGTACACGTTGATCTCAATGACAGTAATTTGGCAACCGACTGGCGCTGTGCATACTTGCTAGGGCATGTTGGCATTATGCTCGCACACGGAGATGTAGCCAAGGACAAGCTGACAGGACTTTTTCCATTTGAGTACAAAAAGATATTCAATATGGCAAAAACATACGAACTTCACTCAGGCCACTATCATAGCGAGCGGTTTAAAGATGATCGTGGCATTATGTGGCGCCAGCTTGGAACAGCAAAGCCAAATGATCCATATGAGATTAAGAATGGCTTCACCACAGGAAAGCATTTGCTGTATGCGTTCGTTTATGACGACACGCGATTGAGGTGCACCTATGAGCTCAACTAATGGAATGAAGCGAGTCGGCTACGGATATGTGAGCAACATGGAACAAGCAATCATTGAGAGATTATCGAGAGAAGAGAAACACATGCAAGCAATTATCTACACGAAGCCGCATTGCCAAAAGTGTCGGCGAACAGTATTCAAGCTGTCACGTGTCATGCCAGTGCAAACCATCACAGCAGACGCGGACGACTACGAGCGGTTCCGCAAGCTGGGATATCGATCAATGCCAGTCGTAACAATCTACAAGGCAGACGGCACACATGATGAATGGTGCGACTTACGGGTTGACAAGATCAAGCAATACACGGAGAGGCAGAAAAATGAGCGCAGTTAAATTTGCAATTGCAGCGATTCAAATTGTGCTACTTGTTCTCTACGTATATTGCGGTTGGCAGATTATTAAGCGCTATTGAACTCATGATTTAATGCGGGAGGTGTGGTGATATGTGATGAAACTAAGCAAGCGGCAGAAAGCATTCGCTGATGCCTATCTTACCAACGGAGGCAACGCTACAGAGGCTGCGAGAGTTGCTGGATATTCGCCACATAACATTGGGGCTAACGCTGCGAAAACCCTAAAAAACCCTAAAATTCAAGCCTACATGAAACAGCGACTGCAGCCGATTGAACGCAAGGCCGATCTTGATGTTGAAAAGGCAATCATCCACTTGCTTGATATTGGCATGGGCCGTGAGATCACTGCCAGAAGCTCGACATACGACAACCTTAAAAAGGCAATGCTAGAAGATACAACAATGAAGTATTCACCGGGGCCTAAGCAGCAGGTTGAGGCACTTGAATTGTATTTGAAGTATAAGGGCATGCTCAGGAACTCAAGCAAGGAACTAGAAGATCAGCAGGTTGCCAAAACTAAGGCCGATGTTCGCAAGTCTGAAGCTGAGGCTGACATCATGGAAGCTAAGGCCAAGTTGCTTACTGATGCAGATTCGCAAGACAGGACGGTGATTGTCGATGACGTCCCAGAAGATGATTAAGTTAAGTAAAATGGTGCAACCACATTTTTATCCGTTTTGGCGGTCAAAGGCACCATATCTGATACTGAACGGCGGCCGTGGCTCATTTAAGTCATCGACAGTTAGTCTGAAGCTACTCATGATGCTGAAAAGGCAAGCACAGCAAGGACATAAAGCCAATGTCATCATCATTCGAGAGAATACGGTTAACTTGCGTGATTCGGTTTACAGCCAGATCAGTTGGGCAATTGACATGCTCAAAATGACAGACGAGTTTGTGTTCAACGTATCGCCTATGCGCATAACGCATCGTGGAACTGGTAGTACATTCTACTTCTATGGCGGTGACAAACCTGAAAAGCTGAAGTCTAACACCGTTCGTAACGTGATTGCTGTGTGGTATGAAGAAGCGGCCAACTTCAAGTCTGCTGAAGTGTTTGACCAAACTAACCCGACCTTCATTCGACAGAAATCATCATGGGTTGATCAGGTTCAAGTCTTCTACACGTATAACCCACCGAAGAATCCATATGACTGGATCAATGAGTGGATCGACAGCGTGAGAGGAGACCCGGACTTCTTCATTGACACTTCAACTTATCTCGATGATGATCTTGGATTCACTGACGAACAGCAGCTTAGACTGATCGACAAGTATAAGGCCAACGATTACGACTACTACCGTTGGCTTTATCTTGGCGAGATTGTCGGGCTTGGCACCAACGTCTACAACATGGATCTGTTCCACCTGATTGATCATATTCCTGATGATGATCCCTTGATTTACCTATTTCTAGCAATGGATAGTGGCCATATATCGTCCGCTACAGCATTGCCTGTTGCTGCTGTTACCTCGAAGGGCAATGTAATCGTTCTTGATACCTACTACTACTCGCCAGCAAATCAATCGTTAAAGAAGCCGCCAAGCCTCTTATCCAAGGAAATTCACGAATTCTTGGCTTCGGTAACCAAGAAATACCGCGGTGCTAAAGTCAAAAACATGACAATCGATTCTGCTGAAGGTGCCATGCGTAACCAGTATTACAGCGACTACCACGTTGCTTGGCATCCAGTACACAAGCTCAAAGAAGCCGATATGATCGACTACGTTCAAAGCCTGCTCGCACAAGGGCGGGTTTTTGTTTTGGACACTCCGAACAATAAAGTGTTCATGGAACAGCATCGACAGTATCAATGGGACGAAAAGTCAATGGAGTCAGACGATCCCAAAGTTATCAAAGAAAACGACCATACAGTAGACGCATTCAAATACATGATTCTTGACAATGCTCGAATTCTTGGGCTTAAACGCTAAGAAGGTGATGCTTTGAACTTAATCAATACAATCAAAAATCTATTCAGGAAAGGAGGCGCAGCATTGGGAGTTGTACAAAGCCTTGGGCAAATTACCGATCACCCAAAAATCAGTGTAGATCCAAAAGAGTATGACCGTATTGCACTAGATAAACGTTACTTCGAAGGCAAATTTAGCAAGATTGAGTTCAGAAACACGTACGGAGATATTAAAAAGCGACCTTACGTCACTTTAAACATGATGCAAGTTATCTGCCGACGGTTGGCCTCGCTTTTATACAATGAGCAAAGCAAGATTACGATTGAAACTCGCCCCGAGAAAACTGACGAGTCCGGAAACGCGGTCGATTATAAAGCTCCAGATGAAGCAAATACGTTTATTCATGAAGTTCTGGAAGACAATGACTTCAATAAGAACTTTGAACGCTATCTTGAATCGTGCTTGGCACTTGGTGGCATTGCAATTCGGCCTTATGTTGACTACAGCACGAAGAAAATCAAGCTGGCATGGGTGCAGGCTCCCAGCTTCTACCCACTTCGGTCTAATACGAATGACGTTAGCAATGCAGCTATTGCAACGAGAACTGTAAGAACTGAAGGAAAGCAAACGGTGTATTATACGTTACTTGAGTTCCATGAATGGAGCGAAAATGAGTACACCATTACAAACGAGCTTTACAGGTCGGAGACATCGGATACTGTTGGCATCAAGGTAGATTTATCAATGCTGTATCCCGACTTGCCACCGTTGGTTAATCTGGATACGTCTGTGTTTACGCGTCCGTTATTCGTTTATCTGAAGCCGGCCGGATTCAACAATAGGAACATCACCAGTCCGTTGGGCATCGGTGTTTGTGACAATGCGCTGAACACTCTCAAACAGTTGAATGATGCATATGATCAATTTAACTGGGAAGTTAAGATGGGCCAGCGACGAGTAGCCGTTGCCGATAGTATGACGGAGATCACATTTGGTCGAGAAGGCCAGAAGGAACCCAAACAAGTATTTGACCCTGATCAGAACGTCTTTCTGTCAGTCCAAGGCGGTGGCATGGACGATAAGACAGTCCAAGATTTAACGACCCCTATCAGATCTCAAGATTACGTGGCATCTTTAAACCACTTTCTTAAAACGCTTGAGATGCAAGTTGGTTTGTCTTCCGGCACGTTCTCGTTCGATACCGCCGGTAACATCCAAAACAAAACAGCGACCGAAGTTGTTAGCGAAAACAGTATGACGTACCAGACTCGCAATAGTCATCTGACAATGGTTGAACGTGCAGTACAAGAGCTGTGTGTTTCTATCTGTGAGCTTGCCAGTGGAACGGTCATTAATGGATCAGCATTATACAGTGGGCCAATTCCAACGATTGACCAAGTGACTGTTGATTTTGACGATGGTGTTTTCACTGATAAGTCTGCAAGCCTTGATTACTGGATTAAAGCCAATGCTGCGGGGCTCGTGCCAAAGCGTGTTGCCATTGCTAGAGCGCTTGATGTTCCAGATGACGTAGCAGAACAGTATGCTGCCGAAGTTTCGCAGGAAAGTCCAGAGCCACCGGCGCCGCAAGATAGCCAGTCGGGTTTATTTGATGGAGACGGTGATAGCTAATGCCTAAAGTGACTCCGCATCAATTGACAATCGCACAGGCTTCTATTGGTGATATCTACGCATCACTAGAGCAAACGCTGTTCGAGATGTTCATTGACAGATTAACCAACCACGGAGCGTTTCCGCTTGACGAGGATCACATGCTCCAATGGCAAGCAGAGCAACTTAACAAGCTCTATTTGGTCAATGAATCTACAATCGAGGAAGTAAGCAAAGCTACAGGAATTGCCCAAGCCAAACTAGTGTCCTTATTCAAAGATTTCGGGATTGCGATTGCAAATGATGAATATAGTCGCTTGGCAAAGGACACTGGTAAGAATATTTCGCCGGGTACTGACGTAGATCATTTGCTTAATGGCTATTTGAAGCAGACCTTCCTTGATCTCAACAACAACGTCAATCAGACGCTAATTACCACGAATTACGGCGAGAATGCCGCTATGCGCACTTATCAGCAGATTGTCAAGGAAACTACCGCACAAGTGATTACTGGGCTTAAAACGCCAGCCAGAGCATTAGCCGACACCATCTATAAATGGCGAGATCAGGGCATTCAAACTGTACTAACAGACAAAGGAACACATGCTTGGTCACTTGAAAGCTATGCCCGAATGGTGATTACTAACACGAGTGGAAGAGCTTTTCAGGCAGTCAGAGATCAAGCTGCTGATGACTACGGTATCGACACATTTGTCATGTCTAGCCACCCAGCTAGTCGTGCTGCATGTGCACCAATTCAAGGAAAGACAGTAACAACCCGCTATCAGTCGTTTCGATCTGAAATTAGTGGTGAATGGTTCGAATCGCTTTTTAATCATGGCTATGGTGAGCCTGGTGGAACATTCGGTATCAACTGCCATCATCAAAAATGGGCTTATGTACCCGGCGCAAACACGAACAGCTTTTCTCAATTTGATCCTAACGAAGCCATTCGCAATGGTAATGTGCAGGCCAAGCAACGTGAGTTGGAGCGAAGAGTGCGCAAGTACAAGGCTAATGCAGACCTCGCCAAAAAACTGGGTGATGCAGATGGCCAGCAGCATTACAAGCAATTAATCAGCAACAATCAAGCTGCCCTGCGACAAATCGTTAAAGATCACGACTTCTTGTCTCGGGACTATTCAAGAGAAAAAGTGTTTTCGTAAATTAATTCGACCTAAGCATGTCGTAAAACTGCTATTTGTTTTACCCAATTCGCGGTCGTACCGCGTCAAAAACACGTAAGGGAGAGATTGTATTGAAACGCGAAGAATTAAAAGGATTAGGTCTGTCTGATGAGCAAGTAGACAAGGTTATGGGAATCCATGGGGCCGATGTGAACGAACTGAAGGGCCAAGTCAGTCAGCTGACGACAGAACGGGATGGGCTGAAACAGCGTGCGTCCGACTCGGACAAGCAACTGAACGAGTTAAAGTCAGCCCACAAGGATGACAAGGACTTTCAGGCTGAGATCGACAAGCTCAAGGCCGATAATAAGGCGAAAGATGATGCGGCTTCTAAGCAGCTCAAAGAAACCCGGTTGAATTATCAGACTGAGCTTGCTCTGGTGAAAGCCGGTGCATTGAATACCAAAGCGGCATCAGCCCTGATTGACAAGGACAAGCTTGGCTTGGACGATAAGGGCAATGTTACCGGACTAGATGAGCAGCTCGAAGCGCTCAAGTCGGATGACAGTAGCAAGTTCTTGTTCAAGGCTGAAGAGGAACAGAAGCCTAATGACACACCACCAATTACAGTGCCCGGTAACCCTAATCCAAACGCAAACGGCACTCTTAATCCAGCCACTGCTACCTACGAAGAATTGGCGGCAAGCATGGAACACGAAGAATAAGAAAGGATGATTTAAATGGCTTTTCCAAATGCACAAACAACTGACAAGTCCGCAATGATTATTCCTGAGGTTATGGCTCAGATGATCGCAGCACGGCTTCCCAAGGCAATTACTTTTTCGCCTCTCGCAACGGTTGATAACACTCTTGTAGGTGTTCCCGGTGACACCATCACGGTTCCACACTGGAAGTATATTGGTGATGCTGTCGATTTTGCTGAAGGGGATAGCATTGACTACTCCAAAATGCAGAACGGCAAAACAACTTCTACGATCAAGCGAGCTGGCAAAGGGGTAGAAATCTCTGACTTTGCTGTTCAAGTAGGGCTTGGCGATCCAAAAACGGAAGCTGCTAACCAGCTATCCATGGCCATTGGTTCTAAGGTCGATAACGATTGTGTCACAGCGTTGCTGAATGCTCGTCTGACACTGACTCATGCGGCTCCTGATCTTGACTTGATCGACGCGATTGAAGCCACTTTTGAAGACGACACTAGCGAGTTCAATACCGAAGGATCTTCACCAGTGCGTGGTGTGCTTTACATGAACTTGAAGGACTACAACAAGCTCCGTAAGGCTGCAGCATCTGACTACACTCGGGCTACCGAACTAGGTGATCAAGTTCTGACAAGCGGTGTACTCGGTGAAATCTTTGGTTGGCAGCTTGCTACCTCCCGCAAGATTCCTGTTGGTACTTACTTGGCTGTTAAGGCTGGTGCTCTTGGCATCAACATGAAACGTGGTGTAGAAGTTGAGACCGCGCGTGATATTGACCACAAGACAACCAAAATCAACGTTGATGAATACTACGGCGTTTGGCTTAAAGACGACACCAAGGCGCTTGTCGTTAATGCTCCAGCACCAGCCAAATTTGATCCAAACGGTAGCGTTAAGCCAACTGATGCTCAGACCGTTGATGAAATCAAGGCTTGGCTAACTGCCCACAGCATCGATTTAAATGGAAAGACAGCAAAGTCTGATCTTTTAGCGTTAGTTCCAGCTAAATAGTCAACATTAGTCGCCATTGAAATGCACAATAGGGAAATCCCGGCGGCTTTGTGAGGTGATGATATGGCCTATGTAGATAAAGATGATTACATGCAGGCAATGCATATTACTGATGCAGATGTTCCTAAGAACTTCGATCAATTGGCAGATTTGGCCAGCGAATATCTAGATGACCAGACACGTGGTTTTTATCAAGATAACGACCTTGCCAGTGACCCATGGCCACTTCGTGCAAGTAAGTTTAAGCGGGCGGTTATCCGTCAAATTGCTTACATGATTGATTCTGGTATCACCACAACAGAGCAAGCCATTAGTCAGCCTACGAGTGTTTCGAAGACAATTGGACGCACAACGGTGTCCAAGTCGTGGAATAATAGCCACTCCTCAGTTGGTGGCCAACAGCGCTCGGTTATCAGTGCTGATGCGCTGGCGGCTCTTAGCGGCATTGGGTTGCTATACCGAGGTGTTGACTATGTTCGATGAGATCGATGACTTGATATCATACAACGATTCGGTCACGTTGATCCGAGTGACCGGTAAAGATGACTGGCAGAAGCCTATTTACAGCGAACCGGTTGTCATTGGGCACGCTAGAATCGATCGCGGAACGGTATATTCGGGAACCAACAACGATCGACAAATTGTTGCTAAAGCCGTCATTTACATTCGATGTGCTGGCAACTCAGGCATGCCGTTGCTTGATGATAGTTGGCTGCAAGGACAGGCAGAATTTGACAGTCGCAAGTACACCATTACTACAGTCAACGTTTTAAAAGATGCTGATACGCCTGAAATATGGGGGTACGAATTGGAGGTGCTGTGATGGGTGTGAAAGTAACAGTTGATGTTGATTTGATGAGTAAACTTGGACCGAAAGCCCAAAACCATGCTCTCACAGCCGCTGCTACTCAGCTCGATACAGAACTGACTGATTATAATACTGGCGTTGTGCCTATGCTTCACGAAGATCTTCGCAGAACAGCAACACCAGACGGGTCGAATGTCGATTTTAATAGTGCTTATGCGGCAGCTCAGTTTAACGGTGGGTATACAAAAAAAGACGGCACTAAAGTCATATTTAGGCATTACACGACTGAGGGAACAGGCCCTCACTGGGACAAAATGATTGAAGACAACGATCAAAAGATGAGTCGAATTCGTGAGGCTTATCTGAAGGGACTGAACCTATGAATGCTTTAAAAACGTTGGCGGATGCAATTAACACGATTCCCGATATGCCACAGAGAGTCAGCATGGGCTTCCTTTCTGCTGACGAATCGCTTTCAATCTATCCGACAAAAAACGGGTCGGTGATTGATGAAGATTTCGCCGGCAATCAAGAAACTCGGCTGTATTACGAAGTTGCTATTCGTACCAAGGATCAGCATTTGGGCAACACAATCATGTGGCTAGTCTCCGATTTTGTTAAACACTTGAAGGAACTTCCGTCTGATGATTTCCACTTTGAAAAAATTGAAACCACGTCTGAACCAAGCATCACCCAAGCTGATTCACGTGGCTTTTTTGTATACACGATTGATATCGCGATGAACGTAACAGCAAATAAATACAAGGAGTGATTTTTCATGGCAGCAAAAGAATTTAACTTGAACTTTAAAAACAAGTTCGAAATCGATACTAAGGGTGGTAAAGACCCGTCGGATGTTGCTGGTGCAACCTTTGTACCATTGGCAGCCGGCATCAATAACTTTACGCCGACTCTTAATGAAACAACGGCTAATGACGTCTATTACGATGGCGAAGGTTATGGATCAACTGAAGTCACTGGCAAACGTCTCCAGTTGGCATATACGGGCCACCGCTTGGAAGGGGACGCTGCCCAAGACTATATCGCAAGTCACTATCTTGACCTTGGTGACGATCTCAAGACTTTGGCACGTTGGACGCAAGCTAATGGTTCAACTGTTGTTGGGCTAGTTACTATTAGCAATATTGTTGTTTCTGGCGGTGCTCCGGGTGCCAAGCAGACAATGTCATTCACTTTGGCATTCAACGGCAAGCCCGTTTATACTCCTGCGGGCCCAAAAGTGTAACGGTGTCTGGGGTATCCCTGACACCGACAACGGCGAGCATTAAAGTGAGAGAAACCACGGCATTAACGGCTAAAGTTAGCCCGGAAGATGCGACTGACAAGGCTGTTAGCTATGAATCCAGTAAAATATCGGTCGCTACTGTCAACAGTAGTGGCGTAGTAACTGGAGTTTCTGAAGGCTCTGCTACCATTACCGCAACAACACACGATGGCAGTAAAACCGCAAGCACGACAGTAACAGTCACTGCCGCTTAAAAAGACAGGGTCGCCAAAGAAATCAACAGTATGGGTAAAGCCCAGGCGGCCATTAGGAGGAAATCATGAGCAACGTAATTAATTTAGATGACGTAATAGCAACTAAGCAGGACTTTACCTATAAGGGTGAGACGTACACGTTCCGTTTCTCAGATAAAATGCAGCACGCTTTGAGTGATGCTTGGGTCAAGGCCAACGCATATGCTAAGCAGTTGACTAATGATGACAAGGAAAATGATGACATCGACAAAAAGCCGGTTGAAGATCAGCTTAAGTTTGTGCGTGAGGCTCTCAATAAAGAACATGAAATCGCCATGGACTTCTTTGTACAGACGATCGGCAAAGAAAAGGCCGATAAGCTGTACAGCGATTTAGATCAAAGCACCGACGGCCTCATGTTTGTCCTTGGCCTAGTCAAGCGGGCATCTGAAAAGGCAATTAAGGACGCTCAAGACGCTGAATATCCTGCATTTGACGGGAATGAGGACAATGATTAGCCTAACTCAACCGCTAGCGTGGTACTGGCAGTGTGAAGACAAGAAATATCGTGTGAATTTGGCGTTTGATAACGTGTTGCGATGGTTCGAACTGCTTGATCGTGAGGACAAGACCGATGCTCAAAAGGGCGTCATTGGTTGGCATATGTTCGTTAATGCTAATGAAGTCGCGCCAGAAGACCGGTTAAAGGCACTTCAGTGGATTAATCAGTACATCGGCCAGCAACCATATCATGACTCGGAAATGCAGCCAGAAACCGATGAAGAATCATCAGTAACAGGCGGAGCACAAGAGGAGTTTTTCTCTTACGTTCAAGATGCGCCTGCTATTTGGTCAAGCATACGAGCGTTTTATGGCATCGACTTAGAAGACGAACTAGGAAAGCTACATTGGCACAAGTTCCGTGCCATGTTGGACGGCTTACCGGGTTCGTCTTATTTCATGCGCATCATCGATATTCGGCAACGATCTCGTCAGGGACTTGAAGGCAAGGATTTGATTAACTTGGTTGATTTGCAGAATTACTACATCTTGGATAAGTACCGTAATGCAAAGCACTCCGCAGAGGCGGCTGATTTCTTTGCTGCATGGGCGTCCAGCGCAAACAAATAATGAAAGGGGGAACACACAATGGCAGCAGATGGAACGATCTCGATTGAAGTTGCTCTAAAGGGCAAGGATCAGCTCATTAGTGATACCGAGCAAGCTGACAAAATTCTAAATGACTTTGGTAGCCAAGCTGGCGATAAGATGGATAATGCCATCAAAGAGAACACAGATAAGGCTAAGCGGACCTTGGCTAGTTTTCCAAAAGAAGTCAAGACTGAGCTCATTGCAGAAGCTAAAGATGCCGGCATTAAGAATTTCAGTACTATTTTGAAAAAGCTTCCTAAAGAACAGCGAGTTGAATTGCTGACCAAGGTAGAAGACGGCAAAGCTATTGATTTTGAGAAATTGATTAAATCGCTGCCTAAAGAAGTTAAGAGCGAAATCAAGGTCAAAGATGAAGCTACCGTTCCCCTTGAGAAGATTGAGAAGAAACAACAGGATATTCCGGGCAAAAAAGAAACCACTGTAAAGGCTAATGATCACGCATCTGCGCCTTTACGTCACATCAGCGATGAAGCGGACGATACCGGTCGGCATTTCAGAGGTTTACGGGATATTATAGCTGGCACCATGATCGGAAATTTGTTAAGCAACGGTTTCATAATGGCTCAAAGTACTATTACCGGTTTGATCGGTGATCTTAATGAAGCAAGTGCATCATGGCAGACATTTAATGCTAACATGCAGAACCTTAACATGCCTGATAAACAAATTGCTGCGACCAGAAAGGAACTGCAGGAGTATGCGCAGCAGACCATCTACTCTGCGTCTGACATGGCTACGACCTACAGCCAGTTAGCTGCTGTTGGTACTAAAAGTACCGATACCTTGGTAAAAGGATTCGGCGGCTTAGCTGCTGCTTCGGCAGATCCTGCGCAAGCGATGAAAAGTCTGTCGCAGCAAGCGACTCAAATGGCTGCTAAACCAAAGGTTCAGTGGCAAGACTTTCAAATCATGCTCGAACAATCACCGGCTGGTATGGCTGCCGTGTCCCGAAAGATGGGCATGAGCACTTCTGAACTGATTGCTAAAATCCAAGATGGCAAAGTCACAACAGGAGAGTTTTTTGACGCTATTGAGAAAGCTGGCAATGCACCGGGCTTTCAAAAGATGGCCACACAATACAAGACGGTTGGACAAGCGGTTGACGGTCTCAAAGAAACGATTACTAACCGTTTGATAGGGGCATTTCAATCAGTATCCCAGTCTGGGATCAAAACCGTCAGCTTGCTTACTGATTCGATCAGTGGTATCAATTTCGATAATTTGGCTAAAGGGATTACTAAACCGATTGATTATATTAACGCGCACTTCGATACCGTGACAGATATTGCAAAAAATATTTTTAAAATTGGTCAAATTATCGGTGGCACGATATTCAAAACTGCGTATGACGTTGTTATTGATATTGCCAAGGCTTTAGGGCTAGTAGATGATGAAAGCAATAAGGTTAAGGACCCTCTCAATAAGATTGACAGTATTTTGAAAAACATTGTTTCGCATAAAGACGATATCGAAAATCTAACCAAAGTTTGGTTGGCGTTCTTTGCCATCAAAAAAATTACCGGTTGGATTAAGTCAGTAAACGAAGCTAGAAAAGCAATCATGGAGCTAGGCATTGCAACCAAGATCTTTGGTGACGGTTCCGGTAGCGGAATCAGCCTGCCAAGTTTTGGTAAAAGGGGAGCAACTGGTACTGCAGTCGAAGACGCCGAAAGCGTGGCTGTTAATTCTAGCAAACGAGGCGGTTTATTCAGACGTATTTTCTCTGGTGGCACTGCTAAAGCTGGAGAGGACGCGCTTGAAGATTTAAGTGGCGCATCCAGTTTCACGTCCAAATTTTCAAAAGCCGCTGGAGCAGCAAAAGGGATAGCTGGAATTGGCACTGCCATTAGTATTCTCTCCTCATTAGGAGAGTTGGCAGGGTCTACCAAGAAAACTATCGGTGGAAATGCCGGTAGTGCTGCTGGTGGTGCTCTTGGCACTTGGGCTGGCGGTGCTGCCGCAGGAGCTGCTGTCGGTACATTTGCAGGCCCTATAGGCACTGCTATTGGTGCTGGTTTAGGAGCTGCTGCTGGAGGTGTGGCCGGTTCTAGTGTTGGTAAGAAGATTGGCAAAGAGGTTCAAGAAGGCGTTGAATCCACTTTCCATCCGAAACTTAGCAACGGTATGACAAAAGCAACCGAAAAGTTACATGGTGGCATGAAGTCATTTGTAAAGTCCTATCAAGGTGACATGGATAAGATCATGGGCGACACCATCATGCTTGGCAGTGCCACTGGTAAACAGGCTGGCAAAATCGAAGCTGATATGACCAAAGCATATGCTCACATGTCTAAAAGTGTTGACGACTATTACAAGGGTAAGGAAAGCAAGTCCAAAAAAGACTTGGATTTGCTTGTCAAAAACGGTTCTATTACTCAAAAACAAGCTGACGAAGCTCTGGCTAAAGAGAAGAAGAACGATGCCTCTAAAGCCGCCCAAATGAAGAAATCATATGCTGACATGCAGAAGGAAAGCGAAAAATACTTCAAACAACGTAACGATACCGAGAGCAAGTACGAAAAGAAGAGTACCGATGCGGTCAACAAGATTTTGAAAGATCGTGCCGCTCAACGCGAAAAGCTTGTCAAAGCAGGTGCTACTAAGGAAGAGCTTGCCGGATTTGACGCCACGACTGCGCGCAAAGTTGCGGCAGAGAAAAAGAAGCTCAAAGGCCAAGAGGATAAAGATCTTCAAAAGCTTCAAAGCGGCCATCTTAAGACCATGAAGACTTTACAGTCACAAGCGGATGCCAACACTTATCAAAGCTTAAAAGTGAGTGCGGGTAAGGAAAAGGACCTTTTGCAGAAACTGTCAGAAGACAAACACAAGATGGGCCAGAAAGAACTAAAGGAAGTCATCTCTACTTCGGCAAAGCAGACTAATGCTGTCGTCACTGCCGCTAACAAAACTTACAACGAAGCAAAGGACGCTGCTAACAAGAAATACAAGGCAACGACTTCTGCCGCTGAAACAGAATATTATGTCAATCACTCTATATCAAAGTCTCAGTATGAAAAAATTGTCGGAGATGCCAAGAATCAGCGTGACGATACAATCAGTGCCGCTAAGAAGCAACGTGACGGCACTGTCAGCCATGCCAGAAAGCAACACGATGCAGTCGTTTCCGAAGCCACAAAACAGGCTGGAGAACATAAGAGTGCGGTAAACACTGAAACAGGTGATGTTAAGAGCACTTGGGATCGATTCTTGGATGGCGTTGCCGGTGTTTGGAATCACTTGATTGATGCATGGAATTGGGTAGGAAAACTTTGGGGCAAAAAGCCTTCTGGCCACTGGAAACGCTATGCAGCTGGTACTGGTGGTACACGAGAAGATCAGCTTGCCGTTGTTGGTGAAGAGGGATTTGAGTTGGCCCATCATCCTAGTCTTGGCATTTTTCCACTTGGCGTTCACGGTATGGAAACAACTTTCTTACCATCCGGAACAAGCATTTTGCCTCACAACCAATCAGAAGAATTCTTAAAGATGACTAACGCATTACCCCATCACGCTACTGGTGTTTTTGGTACTATCTCAGATTTATTTGATGGTGCTAAGAAAATCGCTTCTGGAGTTGGTTCAGAGATTGCACATGCGTTCGGTAGTGCTATGAATTTCATTGACAAGGGTGTATCTGGTGCTTGGAGTTGGATTGAAAACAAGACTGGAATTAAGAAACTCGCAAGCAATGATGGCCAAAAATGGTCGTCAATGCGGTCTGATTTTGGTGGCGGTACTCTTAAAGGAATTAAAAACGGATTTTCAAACGTATTTTCGTCTCTATTCAAGAAAGCCAAAGACGATGAAACGTCTGGTGGAAACTACAATCCGGAATTAATTCAAAAAGCCGCAAAAGCGATGGGGTTGAGCCCATCAGGTAGCTTTATCCGCATGCTTCAGGCTACTATTCAGTCTGAAAGTGGTGGCCGCAACATTGTTCAACAAATCCACGATATTAACTCAGGCGGCAACGAAGCACGAGGAATATTGCAATATACGCCCGGTACATTTATGCATTATGCGATGCCTGGGCATACTAATATCATGAATCCTTACGACCAGTTGCTCGCCTTTTTTAATAACTCAGATTGGCAAAATAGTATTGGTAACACCGTCATTTGGGGTCATGCGAAGACTGATTGGTTGCATTCTGGTCCTCAGGGCAGCCGGCGGTTAGCCTACGGCGGAAGATTTGACAAAGCTACACCGGCTGTGGTCGGTGAGGACGGTACTGAGTATGTTGTCAATGTTACAAAAGATAATGCTGATCAGTTGCTCATGGCAGCGATAGCTGAACGTGCCAAGACTAGTTCTTCTAGTATCTTTGCCAAGGCACTTAAAGGATTTAAATCATCGCAGATTCAGGCAATTAATTCAGTTCCTGATGTTCAAAACGCTATCAACAGCTTTAGCACCGGCACAGCACAACCAAAAGTAATTAATGTTCAAACCGATGTATCACTGAATGGCAGGAGCATGGCCCGCGAAATGGCTCAACCGCTTCAAATAGAAATAGACAGAAAAAATCGCATTAAGTTTCGAAGAGAGGGGAGGATTTTTAATCCATGACGCTATCAATTACTTTCAATGGAACTAACATTTCGAAATGGCTTGATGGCATTCTGCTTGTCACTAGAAACGTTGGGCAAAATCGTGTTCCACAGCTTGACCAAGTTGGTCGCTCTGATGGAAAGATGTTCTCATACATTAGAGCAGATGAAGGCACTATCACGGTAACTGCTATCGTTCGAACTGATGTCAATAAAAAGCGCAGGCTTCTTGCAGATGCCCTGACTACTTCAACACCAGCTAAACTTGTTTTTGCTGATGAGCCAGACATCTATTACAATGCCATTTCAACTGGACAGATCACCTTAGACGAGGCTTATCTTCACAACACCCTTACCATAACGTTCACTGTCCCCGATGGCATCGCCCACTCGGTAGCCACGCAGACGGCTAACAACATGCCATACAAGGACGTGTCGGTGAACCTACTGACGAATTCAAGCACTGTACAAGGGTGGACAAACTACTCAGCCTGGACGGCAACCGGAGACAAGTATGATGGTCTCGTAGTTTTTAAAAGAAATTCTCAATGGCTAGGACTATATCAATTTGTCAACATAGCACAAACACCGTCAGCATATACATGGAGCAGTTTTGTGAAAGTCGATGAAGGAGTAAATCCATCTGGGATAACCCTATATTGGAGCGCATATGACATCAATGGCAATTTGATCAAAACAGCAGGCGTTAATATTGACAATAAAATCAGTTCATCATGGTCAAGGATCTCATGGACTCTCCCAACATCTCTCATTCCTGATGGAACAAGAGACATCACTATTCGGCTTGAAAAACAAGTTGCTGACGGAAACTATGTGTATATTGCCGGTATAAAGATTGAAAAAGGCACCACTGCTTCTCCTTGGTCGCCTAACCCAGCTGATCCTGAATACTATGCCGACACCATCACGGTGCACAATGGCGGGACTTATCCATCTGAGCCAGTTATCACGGCTACTATCAACGGTGATGACGGCGTACTAACTGCTATGAATGATCAGGGCAGTGTGCTACAGTTTGGCTCTCGCAATGAGACTGATGGCTTTGTGAAGCAAAAGTCTGAGCGCGTTTATCATCTCGATTTCAATCAGACGCCGACAGGGGTAACACTCAATAATGGGGTTACGGCTTTTCCTTACTATGAGCATGGCAATAATGCCAACGTACAGTCGGGACCGTTTGGTTATAAAGACGGTATTGCCTACCCGTCAACTGAACGAACGGCTGGCAACTTTTGGAACGGACCTTCCATT